TATCGTGAAAACCGGGTTGCTTGCTTCCATTGCTGGTTCCGTTTACGGTGCCTGGAAGTTGACGAATTGGCTGCTTGCTGAGGAGGAAAAAGATCGCCCTAAGCGAGGGAAAGTTTTGGACGAGAGGGAGCTAGCAATCTTGGCCCAGCAAGTGCCGGCAGGTCCTCCGCCAGTTGTTCTCATGCAATCGAAGCTATCAGAAATTGATGAAGCGTACCCCAGGGGTGAATTGCTTACTACGATTCTTAATCGGAAACCAGACAAGCGATACTCTTTAGGAGTAGCATCTCTTGATTGGCATGACGAAGCTGCTCTTCGCGGTTTTAGTGGCACAGCGAGTCACGCACGTTCTCGTTCTACAGTCGAAGAAGCCATCACGAAATTTTGTGTGGCTGTGCGCTTTCCGACATTGGGGTCAGCAATTCATGGGTTCCTTTCAAACTATTTCCTTGCTATCCCCGGCCACTCTCTTGTGACAGCACGTGGACAAGAAAACGTTCTGATTTGTGTTAGGCCTTGGTCTGAAACCACCGAGGACGATCTCATTATTCAAGTTCCTGCGTCTGCGATTGAGATTTTCCCTGCTCACGATCTGGCTCGTGTTGATTTGCTCAAAGTTTCAACTACCTCAAGTCAGGCGGGCTTGAACAAGTTATGGTCACTTGCTCGTTCTGACAAGTTTCTTAGAAGTGTTTCCGATATTCGTTTGTATACGGATTTTGCCGACTCAGTCCCGTTTCAACATACGATTCTGTCGTTTACGCGCAGCATAGACGGAGCTTTAGAACTACACGAGGGGAAAGCAGTATCGCGCTATCTTCCTGGCCATTCAAATGAAGTATTGGCAGACGCCCAATTCATTTATGTTGCTGGCCGAACCGCTGCTGGTGACTGTGGTCTTCCTTACTTTCTGAAAACCCGCGGGAAGTTTCTTTTTGTTGGATGGCATATTGGTCTGGTTTGCTCTTCCGGTGCAACTTCTAAGGTCGGACTTTTCCTTCCTGGACGTTTTCTCCAAGAAGAGTTAATCCGTGATGTTGCATCTTTCCAATCCGTCCCAATTCCTCCCATTTCTGGAGACGTGGATTTAGTTACTCGTGACCTTGGGGTTTGGAAGCGACCTGAACCTGTAACCTCCTTCGGGAATGCCCACCAGATCGACCGTGTCAATTATATTGGTTTTGCGACTTGTGCTGGCCCCGGTCGCGAGGGAAAGACATCAAACGTGAGGTACACACCTGTCCAAGATATGGAGACTACTGATGGGTATGTATTTCGGACAGAACTCGGAAAGCCTGATTTGCGTTATTTTCTTGCAGCGGAGAAGAACTTAGCGGCTTTTCGTCAACCAGCCGCGAAGTTCACCGTGAGAGAGTGTCGTGCGGCCCTCGATGTCATTTTTGATCGCATCGACCCCACGTTAGCTCCGCTCCGCCGCCCTCTTTTTGTTTTTGAATCCATTAACGGTATTGTTGGTTCCCGTTTTTTCCGTTCAATGGATTTCTCAACCTCTGCTGGACCACCGCTTAAAGGAACGAAGGCCGAGCATTTCCCATTCATTCCTTCGAGTGAACCATTGAGACAGATGGGACCACAGGTGTTGCGGTATTATCGGGATCTCGTTGAGCGAATTGGTCAGAAGAAGAGCTTTTGTTTGTTTTATAAAGCTTGTTTCAAGGATGAGCCCCGGGAAGTTGGCAAATACGCTCGGCTCTTCTGTAGCGCTCCAGCACATGCTGTTGTTCTTATGAGACGTTTCTTTAGTCCTATTACCGCACTCCTCATGGCGAACCAGTGGAATATTGGCTTCATGTTGGGTATCAACGCTGAGTCTACGGAGTGGAACAAGCTTGCAGTTTACCTTCTTGCACACGGGCCAGAGAATGTCCGAGACGGTGATTACAAGCGTTTCGACAAGAACCATGACAAAACATTCCAGTTGGTATTTGCGTGTGAGTACCTCCCTATTCTCTGTCGAATGTTGGGCTACTCGAAGAAAGATACGCAAACGACAGTTGTTTTGTTCAAGAGCGCGTTAGTCTCTTTTATTCTCTTCGGCAGAGAGGTCTTTCAACTTGATGGCTCGAACCCTTCAGGTTATCCCTGGACTAGTACGGTGAATTGTCTTGCCAATCTTGTTTATGCGATCAGCGCGTATGGTGGCCATACAGATGTAAGAAATTTCTACACGGATGTCAGTGTCGCTGTCTTTGGCGACGACATTGTTTGGGGTTCAAGGATCTTTACTTTCGAGATCATGAGGGAAG